TTACCGTGACCAGACTGGGCTGTGCGTCACAGGCGAACATGCCGTCATTGGCGATGCGAAGTGATTGCGATGCACCCACGTCTTGTAGTTGGGCATTAACGCCCATGAAATGAATGCCAGCGCGCACAGCGAGGGCTTGAAGAGTAGCTGTAGACATGATGTGCTCCTTACTTAGAAATTGCAGTCAGTTCGCCAACTGCGGCGGCAAGCGAAGCAAGCCACCCAGTCAGCACACCGCCCACGCCTGTTAATGCCGTTGATGCCGCATAGGCAGTTGCCGCAACGCTGATTGTGTAAACACCAATCGCGCCAACGGTACCGGAAACCTGAGAAGCAATAACCGCGCCACTTGGCACGCCAGTACCACTAACCGGATCGCCCACCGATACAGTGCCAGACGCCACCGCCGTGATATTCAGCACGATGCCGAACGATGTCACTGTTGCCGCTGATGCAGTGGTAGCCACGCTTGTGACATACACGCCAGCGCCGCCAGTGGTGCCGGATGTCTGCGACACGATGGTAGTGCCAGCAGGAACGCCGGTGCCGCTGATCTCATCGCCAATGCTGATCAAGCCAGTTACTGCGCTTGTAGTCAGATCGGTGCCTGATCCAGTGGCCGTGAAGGTTGCGCCGATAGAACCAGTCGCAGAGAAGCCAGCCGGAGCCGAACCAATATTGATCGAGCCATCAGAGTAGCCAGCATAAACAGCCGCGCCCTTGGTGGCAGCAGTTGCACCCTCTACAAGGCTGTAGAAGTCGCCGGAACGATGCAGCACAACCGGGAAGCCGACAGGGATGACGTTTGAAGACTCGCCCAGGTAGGTCGTGATCAGTGCATTTTCTTCGCGATGCACGAAGCCATCGGGAGCGGCTGGGGCGGAACCATAGCTGTGAACGGTACGGCCATCGGCATCCACCCATGCGAACTTGCCGACAACAACGCCACCAGCACCAGCCACAAAGCCAGCCTCTGGGGCAATGACGGTTGCCCGTGGATTGGATGAAGCAAAATCACCGGCTACTGCTGGCGCTTGCTGTGAATTAACTCGTGTTTGAAAACCCATGATGTGTTACCTCTTAACCGCGACCGAAGCGGGCAGCTTGCGGAAATTGTTTATCCAGACCGGCTGAATCAGCAGCCAATGAAGGCACTGGGGCAGATTTGGCGCTATTGACGGCCAGGCGATACAAGGCGCGGAGGGCTGGGGTGCCGGTAACGTCTTTATGCTCGACCTTCAGATGGTCCAGTGCAAAGGCGTAGATTTCTTCGGCAGAGTCCATTGCAACATCGCCAACGACCGAGCGAACTTCCAAAGATGCTTTGTTGGCATCACGCAAACGACCACGAAGGCTGTCCATTGCGGCTTCCATATCTTTCTTGTCTACCTTGTCATCGCCTTCATCTTCGGCAGCGGCTGGCGCATCCATCAGGCTGCAAATTGATTCGATGGTTGCATCATCGACCTTTCCGGCCAGCATGGCGCGCACCTTGTCGGCGGGGGATTCATCTTTGGCGCTTGCGGCCACAGGCTCGGCGGCTTGCGTCGGCTCTGGGTCTTGCTCAACTTCCAGCAGCGCATCAATCACATTGTCGAGTTGCTGGGGGCTAAGGGTCGCATCAAGCGCGATCAACTTATCGCGTGCGGATGCTTTGTCAAAAGTCTTGCGATTAGCGTTGCCCACCAGTGCAGCAAGCGCAGAATCCGCCGCAAGCACTGGAGATACAGCCGCCAATGTCGCAAACAGGGCTTTGCCAAGTTTGGTCATCTTCATGGTGGTTTCCTTAAAATTAAAGGGGTTGTTATCGGCCACAAGTACATCGGAACCCGCTCTACCGGCCTCAACTAGAGCGAGGTGGTTTCCCCGAATTTCAGTCATTCGCCCATCATATGCCTCGCCTTTATATTCGCCCGGCTCCATTACTGGAACATAGCGATACGAGCAAGACAGTTCACGAATTTGGTTTGTTTCGACACCGGCAATGGCGGCGGCGTCATAGATGCACAGATCGGCATTGAGATATGGATCACTAAACGTGACATCGGAGCCAATATTCCCGACGATCAGTTTGCGCTGGTCTGGATTTGCCGCCAGCGTTTCAACGGTGATCGGGTCATGCGTAGATAGGATATTGAGTCGGGCGAATGTTGGCGCGCCGCGTTCCAGCTCTACAGGATCGCGCAGGAGTCGATAAACCTTGTCTTTCTCAAGGCCCAAATCCTGCCAACCTGGAATCTCCGCGCCGTAATATGGGTTCACCACAGCTTTTGAGATATGCGAACTCGTGACGTGCAGACGACCATCAGCGTCAAAATATCTGGCGCTTTTCAGATCGAAGGCGAGCCGAATGGTATCCATGGGAATGATTATTGCACAGAATTAAAATTCATGCCAACGCGCGCCGACAAGATGGATAATGCAAATCTATTGATCCTCAAAATGGAAGCACCGGCCTAGATACACACCGGCAATTTATTTCCTCTCCCGGCTGGATATATTCACCAGAGATCAAGCACCCTTCTGCGATGTTGTACCGCTTGCCATTGGCTGCTACATGATCGGGCCTTGGCTCTTTACCGCCGCCCGAGTGCATCCAGATTGCTTCAGTTATGCCAAGCTCCAATGATCTAGCCCGATTAACTACCGCATTTGCCTTGTTCGATTGATCGCGTGCAATCAACACAGCGCGGCGTGATGCATCGGGATAAAGCGCCTTCAAATCCTTGACCATTGATTCAAGATCGCGCCCGGCAGAATATGAGCGCGCGACGACACCCTGGACTTGTTGCAGATATTTTTCGGGGATTGATTTAATCAGTCCGACATTCTCAGCAAGTGACGCCTGAAAAGCATCACGCATAACCGGCGTCATCTTGAAATTAACAGCCCATCCGGCATCTTTTAGCGCATTGGTAAACGCCCGATCACTGGTGGAAAACATCTTCTTCAGATACAAATCAGCAATGCCTTTTGATTCATCATCAAATCGCTTTATCCATTTTTCCGATAATTCATTGAGTTGCTGCAAAATAGATTTAACCGGCGCGGCATCTTGCGCTTGATCGACCAGCTTTGCCATGCGCGGGGGTGTTTTGCGGTAAGCGGCTTTCAACCAGTATTGGATAGAGTTGTGCATTTCATCAATCAGCGACTGCAGACGCTTTCGATAAGCAGCTTCAGCGCCTCGATTGGCGTGCACGGCTCGGGCTGTTTTTTTTCTTATCATGATCCGAGTTCTGATAGCAAATCATCGTAGGTTAATGAATCATCGGCGGCAGCAGACTCTCTCTCATATTTTTCCGAGAATTTAATCATTTTCTCCGGCTCCCACTTAACCCACTGATCAAACATGTGCATTAGCTCTTTTTTGCCGAACTTATCGCCATGCTTCTCAATTAGCGACGGGCCGTGTTTTTCGAGCAGTGCCTTAGCCGTTGCCTTGTTTTCCCTCTTCGTCTGTGCGGCAGATTTTGTTTCTTTTTTAGACTCGGCAGCCTGCTCTTTTTTGTACCGATCCAAATCTCTATTTATATTTTTTGTTCGTCCCGGTATGTTTAGCTCTCCGTGGTCAAGTGGCTTGGTTTCTTTTTTTCCAGCCGATCCGCCGCCGCTCCCAAACTGCCCATTGCCCGCTCTAGGGTGATCTCCCTCGCTAAACCCTGAATCATTCCCGCCAATGCTATCTCCTTCGTCTTGCATTTCATCCGGTAATGCAATCACCGCATCAGCATCAAGCCCTTGAAAGCCACTATCGGGATCGTCTGCCAACTTCTTGCGCACTTCACTCGGATCAACAACACCGCGATCAAGATATGCGCCGTCAGATATGGCATCTTTGCTGCGGATGTCTGCAATCTCGCCGGGCGTCATGCGGGTCAGCGGATTAAACTTGAACCCAATATTAGGATCAACCGCCCCGAATAGGCTCAACTGCACCAGAATCAAGGCATCCCGAATAGGCGCACGCCAATAAGCTTCTTGCTGCGCGGCGATCCAGTCATTGAAAACCCGTATCTCGCCTTCACTGGTGGCGTTTAATCCGCTTGGACTAATGCCGGTCAGGATAATGGCAGGCGTCCTACTGACTGAGCACATATGCTCCTGACTTTGCGCTTGCAGTTCGCTAAGGCCACCTAACGGGGTATTAATCTGCCCCATTTCCTCACGCTCTTTGTCAAGCAGCATCAGCCCCTTGTTGCTCTTGTATGCTTGGAACAAATCAACGCGCGCTTTTAGATCTGCGTCGCCTTGCAATAGCTGATCCATGGCTGTGCTGATCGTGGTCATGGAAAAGTTATTGACAAGATCGGCCACACTTTGGCGCGTTCTCAGCCAGTTGTCCACGTATGGCTCGGCAAGTTGTGAAAGCGACATGCCGGAAAAGTTGAATGCTGGCTTGAGAATGTCGGGCAGTTCTCGCGTGATAACCGTCGCCATGCGTGATGCGTGAACCTTTTGGCCGATCATGTACCACTCGGTCGGGCGATAGAAGTCAGGAGCCACCGGATCGAGTGCATTGTATGCGCTTGGGGTTGTCCATATCGGCTCGACTACCGTCATGCGTTTAAAACTGCCCTTGGGCACCGTTCGAGGATCAAGTATCAACGGAATCGCCCGATCGGCACCCGCGATCTCATAGAATATCTGCGCCCGGCCAAAATAACAGTCTTGCTCGGCCGCCTTGCGGATGACATCGCGTACATTGAGTCGATTGAACTCTTCCTCGATAGCTTTGATTTTATCGCTTGTCTCGTTGCCGCTGTCTTCCTTGCTCGTGAACTCAATCCATTCGCGGGTTAGTTCGGTCGACAGCGCAGACGCAAAGGCGCGATATTCTGCGCGAGTAGCTAGTTGAGAAAGATAGGGGTATCCGGGAAAGCCGCCGCCTGGATATTGCATATCAGCAGTGACATATGCTGGGAAACTATCCGAAGCCATCACAGGGGCAGTAACACCCGATGGAACAACGCCAGGAGCAAGCTTTGGAGCTTGAATTGGATAATCGTATGACTTGACCGGATCAGTATTTCCGATCTGGTTTAGCGCCCGTCGATAATTTGGCTTTTCTGCTTCCGACATGGATTACCCCTGATAGATTCCCGTATTGTATACCTTTGCATGAATTATACCAATTGGTAATCATCTACCCATAGCAGCCGAAATGATAGCTTGATTAATTCGCATGGGGCGCGTTTCTGGGGCAAAGCACATAACAAATGCATCGGCAATATTTGGCGACACAACATCACGTTTAGCCAAATCCTTTTTGCTTTCGACCTTCACGCGCCCATTCATATCAAAATCACGCCTTGGCGTTGATAGCTCTGTTTTAAGCTTGGCAAGCATTGGCATGGTTGATGATATACTTATTAGCTCATCATCCTTAT